GTTCTTTGTCTGCCGCGTGTTGCGGTGGCTCCCGTTCCACATCTCCCCGCTCTATGCTCAATGGGGTGCTACATGATGCTTCCCTTCGCTTGCCCGACTTACCTATCCCTGCCATCATGTTAGTGCTTACTAACTTCGTGTTGATCCATTTCTTACTTACTTAGACGCTTATCTGCTGATAAGTTCAGAAATAAAAGCAAATAAATGAAATTAATTGTAAGTGATTGATTATAAAGGGAATATAGGTTGAAATTAAACTGATCGGCGGTGATGGTGATCGTCACTCAGATGCCCGAATGTGCTTAAATAATAGGCAACATGGTCAATAAATAAGCAGATATATGGTCAAATAATAGGCAACATGGTTAGAAAGTAAGCAAATAGTGGTCGTAAGTTATTGATGTTAGCTGCTTATTTTTTAAGCACTAATCTTCATACGCTGAGGTTATCGCCAGATTGATATCGTGATTAGGGGTAATGCTAAAGTCGCTTAGAACGCAATTTAGGGGTACTCTCGACGATCCATTATCGACTGTATATTGTCTATTTTTGAGTGAAATGATGCGATATAGACTGCCCAAATCGACAGGGATAACGGGTGGAGAAAAAGTAAATGGGTAAGCGATCATTGACGGGCAAGCAACAGCATTTCTGCCGGGCAGTTTCGAGCGGCCTGAGTCTGGCAGATGCTTATCGCGAGGCGTATTCAGCAGAGGGCATGTCGGCTAATGCGATTCGCACTGAGGCATCGAGGCTAATGACTGGGAACCCTGCCATCGCACTAATGGTTAAGGCGTTAAATGATAAAAAGAACCAAGCCCATTCGGCTCTCGGCCTCACTCAGAGAGAGCAAATTTCGTCGAAGCTAGTTGGTTGGATGAATGGCATCGAGGCATCGTCGTCTGAACTCAGGGCTACTGAGCTTCTCGCCAAGATCAACGGCATGCTGAAAGACAATGTCGAGGTCACTTCGATCAATCGAGATTCGGGCGAGGTGGCAGGTGAGATCGAGAGGAAGCTAGGGGCTTTGCTTTTGGCTAGTCAAGAGCAGTTGTCAGATTCGGCCAATTCTGAGCCATCAGATCCAGTCCACTAAATGAGAATGACTCCACTTCTTGATTGATTCCTATCCGCATCGCTGATACCAGACCCACCCCCCCTTATAGCGTGGCCCGACTGGCTATCTACTATATAGAGATTTGCTCAAACGATTTCTAAATTCTGAATTGACACTTTTTTTTCTATTTTTTGCGCCACTCATCCCGAAAATTCGCACAAATTTTGTATTATTTTCATTGGGTTAAAATTTTTTGCAAAAAAAACGTATTTTTAGCCAAAAAAAACATGAGTAATATCTTGCGTTTAGTTGTCAAGGGGTGTAAATTGTTACAATCGGTTATTTTTGCGTTTAACAGCTTTAGTCCTAAGTAGCATCGCTTCTTGTCATTACGTGTGTCCTAGCGCGTCATCATTATTTTAGATAATTAGCTTGTCGAGTATTTGCCTAGCGAGTGTTTATCCAGCGAGTGTTTACTTAGCAAGTGTTAAACAAATACCTAATCTCCTGCTTGTTTAAAAGAGGTGCATGTTTTGTCATTAAAGAATAGAAAGACATGAGCTGTTGGCATTGCAATTCTGAGTTAATTTGGGGTGGCGATCAAGACTTGGAAGACGATGAGTCTGACTCATTCTCTATGGTATCTAATCTTTCCTGCTCTAGTTGNGGGTGTTATGTAGAGGTTTATGTGCCTAAAGAAGACGGGGGAGGCTAATATTGCCTCTTATTGACAAGATAGACCCCGCCCTTTTAAAGCAGATACCCAATCTACCTATAGATGAACAGCGCAAGATCCTCGATCTTATAGAAGAGCTTGAGGAGGCTGAATCCAAGGAATATGCCAAAGAGTATTTCATGGGGTTTGTTAAAAGGGTATGGCCTGCTTTTATTCAAGGTAGACATCATAAGATCATGGCTAATGCTTTTGAGCGCGTAGCCAGTGGTGATCTAAAACGGCTTATTGTTAACATGCCGCCAAGACACACAAAGTCGGAGTTTGCTTCTTATCTTCTGCCTTCTTGGTTTCTAGGTTTATTTCCAAATAAGAAAGTTATTCAGACTGCACACACCGCAGAGTTATCTGTTGGGTTCGGGCGTAAGGTTCGTAACTTGGTCGATAGCGAGGATTATAAGGATATATTCCCTAACACAGTCCTTAAGTCTGACTCAAAGGCCGCTGGTCGTTGGAGTACGGGTAGTGGTGGAGAGTATTTTGCAATTGGTGTAGGTGGCGCGGTTACAGGTAAGGGTGCGGATCTTCTTATTATCGATGACCCGCATTCTGAGCAGGAAGGTCAAAGTGGCGATCCCTCCGTCTTTGATAAGGCGTATGAGTGGTACACATCAGGCCCAAGACAGCGTTTACAGCCGGGTGGTGCGATTATTATCGTTATGACACGCTGGCACAAACGAGATCTTACAGGCCAGATTGTTAAGTCTTCTGTACAGCGCACAGGATCAGATGAGTGGGAGGTCATAGAGTTTCCCGCTATAATGCCGTCAGACAAGCCGTTATGGCCTGAATTCTGGCCTATGAAGGAGTTGGTGGCTTTACGGGAAGAACTCCCTTCAGCTAAGTGGAACGCCCAGTATCAGCAAAATCCTACCTCTGAAGAAGGTGCGCTTATTAAGCGTAACTGGTGGAAGATATGGGATAGCGATACACCGCCTTCTTGTGAGTTTGTCATACAGTCTTGGGACACCGCGTTTCTCAAGACGCAACGCGCTGACTACTCAGCCTGCACCACATGGGGTGTTTTTTACGCCCCAGACGATGAAGGCATGACAGTAGCAAATATTATACTTCTTGATGCATTTAAAGAGCGTCTGGAGTTTCCAGAACTAAAAAAGAAAGCGCAGGAGTTTTATACAGACTGGCAACCCGATGCTTGCATAATCGAAGCCAAAGCGGCAGGTACGCCCCTTATCTTTGAGCTTAGGGCTATGGGCATTCCGGTATCGGACTACACGCCCTCTCGCGGTAATGACAAGATATCCCGCGTTAACGCCGTATCTGACTTGTTTGCGTCCGGCATAGTGTGGCGACCAGAGAGAAGGTTTGCTGAAGAGGTTGTTGAGGAGTTTGCGGCATTCCCCGCAGGAGAGCATGACGATCTGGTTGATTCATCGACACAGGCGTTATTAAGGTTTAGGCAAGGCGGGTTTCTCAAGTTGCGTTCCGACGAAGAAGACGAGCCAGTAATTAGAAGGACGGCGGCGTACTATTGATGAAAGAGCTTGAGATTAGAGGTTGGTTACTTGAAAAAGCTATCAGACCTATCTTTAGACGATTTTCTAAAGTTGGCGATTCTGTTTATTTTAGTAATGATGACTTTCCAATCACTCAAGAGCTAGAGTTTCACTTCCCGATAATATTGGCTGAGTTAAAGAATGTGATGAAGCGGGTAGATGATCTAACTCCGTTTCAAGATATAAGCCCAGATCAGGTTTATATATCAAACGATGACAAGTGGAAGATGTTTTTTTTGAAGGCCGGTACAGTTAGGTTTGATCGTAACTGTCAGGAATGCCCAAACACCATGACGTTGCTTGATAAACATAAAGACATTGTGTCGGCGTACTTCTCTATACTTGGGCCGAACAAGATGCTCATGCCGCATGAAGGGCCGTGGTCTGGGATTATAAGAATACATCTAGCGTTGATTGTGCCGAAAGACGGCAAAGGCTGTACGTTAGTTGTTGACGGCAAACCTTACAGGTGGGAAGAAGGTAAGTGCGTGGTGTTTGATGATACCTACGAGCATATTGCTGTTAACGAGACAGATAATAATAGAGTTGTTTTGTTTCTTGATTGCATGAGACCGTTACCAAGGTGGCTTTCTGCCTTTAACTGGTTGATAATAAGGATGGCTCGCTATATGCCGTACTTCACCACGCCAATTGCTCGACATAAAGAGTGGGAACGAAAATTTTACGGAGAGGCTCAGTTATGAGGAAGATGATTAAGAGAATGGCTTCGCAAGTTAGGGCTGACGCGCCAAGGGCGGCACTAAAGGGTAAGTCAAAAAAAGTCACAAGAGGTAAGACCTCTGTCGAGATGATGGAAGAAGAAAAGCCCAAAATGATGGCCGGAAAAAAGCCAAGGGATATGATGTATGGCGATGGCGGCATGACAAAAAAAGTTAAAATGATGGGCGGCAAGATGCCTAGAGACAAAATGTCTTACGCAGATGGCGGAAAGCTCAACATGGTCAAAAACAGTAAAGGTGAGATGGTTCCTGATTTTGCCGCTGATGGCATGGGTCGAATGATGGGTGGCGGTAAGACTGTTTTAGCTGAAGACGGCATGAACAAGATTAGCGGCTATGCGAAAGGCAAGAAGGTAATGCATTACGCAGATGGTGGAATAACCATGACCTCGCGGGGCTGTGGCGCGGCCCGAAAGCAAAAGTTTGGCAAGAACGGCTAGGGCTACCTAATGGCAATGGAAAAACGATTAGCACCACCCAACCGCTTCGGCCCACAGATGGACGAAGAGGCGATTGAGATCGAGATCGTAAACCCAGAGGCCATGTCTATAGAGACTCCAGATGGCGGCATGATATTTGACTTTGATGCCAATGAAGACGAAATGGGTAACATTCCGTTTGACGCTAACTTAGCGGAGTTTATAGAAGACAAAGACCTCGCGTTGATGTCTAGCGAGCTTGTCGGTCTGTTTAAGTCAGACAAAGAGAGTCGAGCAGACTGGGAAAGAACCTACATAGAGGGTCTAGACCTGCTTGGCTTGAAGCATGAGGACAGAACAACTCCTTGGGATGGCGCATGTGGCGTTTTTCATCCGCTTCTAACAGAGGCTGTTATTAAGTTTCAGTCGCAATCTATACAAGAACTCTTCCCTGCCACTGGCCCCGTCAAGACCACGGTTGTTGGCGTTATCGATGAGGTTAAAGAGAAGCAGTCTCACAGGGTTCAAGATTATTTAAACTACCTTGTCACTGAAAAGATGACAGAGTATAGGTCTGAAACAGAGCGGTTGCTCTTTTCACTTCCACTGGCGGGTTCTGCTTTCAGGAAGGTGTACTTTGACCCAAGTATGGGTCGCCCGTGTAGTATGTTCGTTCCTGCTGAAGACTTTGTTGTTAGCTATGGAGCGTCTGACCTCTCTACTTGTGAGAGAGCAACGCACATAATGAAGCGAACAAGCAACGAAGTACGCAAGTTGCAGGTCTCAGGCTTCTATGCAGACGTTGATCTAGGCACTGCAAGTGAAGATGTTGACGAGATTGAGAACAAATACCAAGAACTGACAGGCAACTCATCAACCTACGACAGTGATTCTCGTCATACTATCCTTGAGATGCAGGTTGAGCTTGATCTTGTGGGATTTGAGGACAGTCAGGATGGTGAAGAAACAGGAATACAGCTTCCGTATGTTGTAAGTATCGATCTAAGCTCACGAAAGGTGTTAGCAATTCGTAGAAACTACTACGAAGACGATGAAAAAATGATGAAGCGCGAGCATTTCGTGCATTACACCTATATGCCCGGACTTGGCTTCTACGGATTTGGTTTAATTCACATGATTGGCGGTCTTGCTAAAAGCGCGACATCACTTTTACGCCAGCTTGTCGATGCAGGAACTCTTGCAAACCTTCCCGGCGGCTTAAAATCTAGAGGCTTAAGAATAAAGGGTGACGATACCCCGATTATGCCCGGAGAGTTCCGTGATGTGGACGTTCCCGGCGGCTCGATACGCGAAAATATTAGCTTTTTGCCTTACAAAGAGCCAAGCAGTGTTCTTTATCAGCTTATGGGCGATATTGTAGAGGAAGGCAGACGATTTGCCTCTGCCGCAGACGTAAAAGCGGCTGATATGAACTCAGAAGCCCCAGTTGGAACGACTCTAGCCATACTAGAGCGGTCAATGAAGGTAATGAGCGCGGTTCAAGCGCGATTACACGCCTCAATGCGTAAAGAATTGCGTATTTTATCCAAGATTGTCTATGACTTTGGCCCTTCTGACTATCCCTATCAGACTGAAGCTAATATGTTGGTGAGAGATGACTTTGATGGGCGTGTTGACGTTATTCCCGTCAGTGATCCCAACTCAGGGACTATGGCGCAAAGAATAATGCAGTATCAGGCGGCATTGCAGTTGTCTCAGCAGAACCCAGACATGTATGACCTGCCGTTATTGCACCGTCAGATGCTTGACGTTCTCAATATCAGGGATGCAGATAAGATTGTTCCTCTGGATGATGACATCAAGCCAACAAATCCTGTTAGCGAAAACATGAACATTATAAACAACAAGCCTGTTAAAGCGTTCTTGTATCAAGATCATGAGGCGCATATCCAAGCGCACATGGCGTTCATTGAAGATCCTAAGATTCAGGAGATTGCAGGCAAAAGCCCAATGGCAAAAGCTATGCAAGCGGCTATGGCGGCGCACATACAAGAACATTTGGCGTTTGCTTATCGTCAACAGGTTGAAAAGGAGCTTGGTGTTGAGTTGCCAGCAGAAGGCGAAGACCTTCCAGAAAGTGTTGAGCTAAGAATATCTAGACTTGTCGGGCCTGCGGCAGAGCAGTTGAAGGGTAAGAATCAGCAAGAAGCCCAGCAGAAGAAAAATGAGGAGCAACAGAAAGATCCAATCGTTCAGATGCAACAGAAAGAGTTGCAGATTAAAGAGCAGTCGGCTCAAGCCAAAGCTCAGATGGATCAGGCAAGGCTCCAGCTTGATATGGCGAAAGCAAGAAGCAAGGCAGACTACGATCTTCAGAAACTTGATCAAGATGCAGAGATCAAGAAAGCAGAGCTTGCTGTTAAGATTGCAGAAGATAACGCCCGTGAGCAACTGCAAAGCCGAAAGATCACATCAAGCGATCAGATTGAAGGCATCCGAATAGGCAAAGAGATCGCAGAGAGTATATTTGATGGCGAACGCTAGTAATAACTCGTTTGAGTTTCTTCGCGAGCGACTCAGATCGCAAATGAACGATATGAGCGACCATCTTTCCGGCGGTGCTTGTAAAGAATACTCCGATTACATGAAATGTTGCGGAGTTATCGAGGGTTTAGCCCTTGCAGAAAGAGAACTTTTAGACCTTAAACAGAGGCTTGAAAGCGACTAATTCGCCACATTTGGTGGCGCACAGCGACTCTGGACGCTTTTTTCCAGTGCAGAAGGTATCTCTGATGAGTGTATCAAAGATAACAAAGAAGAAGGACGAGGATGAGAGTTCTCGCAAGGCGAGTCAATTGCCTAAGCCTTTGGGCTATAAATTATTGATAGCTTTACCTGAGCCAGAAGAGAAGACGGAAGGCGGTATTATTAAATCATCCAAGTCGTTGCAAGAAGAAACTATCGGATCAATAACAGGTATGGTCATAGAAATTGGCCCTGATGCCTACGCCGATCCACAACGATTTCCTTCTGGAGCTTATTGCAAGAAGGGAGACTGGATTTTAATGCGCTCTTATTCTGGCACTCGATTTACCGTACATGGTCGAGAGTTCCGATTAATCAACGATGACACCGTAGAGGCTGTTGTTGAAGACCCTAGAGGAGTAGGTAAAGTATGAGCGACTCAGAAGAAACAACCGAAACAAGCAACGAAGATCGATTCTTTGGTGTAAAAACAAAGATCGCAAGTGGTGTCCCTGATCCTGATCCCAGTGACTCCGACATTGAAATTGAAGTTGTTGACGATAGGCCCGAAGAGGATCGCAGACCGTCAAAGTCTGAAGCCTCTTCTAGCGAATCTGACGATGACGAGCTTTCGGGGTATAGCGAGAAAGTTCAAAAGCGAATTAACAAACTTCGTTATGAGCAGAATGAAGAGCGCAGGCAAAAAGAAGCCGCCGTTAAGATGCAGGAGGAAGCAGTTCGCGTTGCTCAAACTCTTAGTAATAAGAACAAAGAGTATGAGAGTATTATTACGCGAGGTGAGGCCGCGTTAGTTCAGCAAATTAAAGGCAGAGCGGAGCTTGCTTTACAGCAGGCAAAGAACACATACAAAAAAGCTTATGAGGAGGGCGACACTGATAATGTTGTCGATTCTCAAGAGGCGTTGTATAAAGCTCAAGCTGAGATGGCAGAGGCTACAAAGTACGAAAGAAACCTTGCCGCTCAACAGCCTGCTAGGCAACAGCAGAATTATCAGCC